AACATATCTACGCCTTCTTCTGGACAAATTTTAATTTATGATGGTTCAGATAGTTTTGATAATAAAACTGTATCTGGCGATGTAACTATTAGTTCAACAGGAGCTACAACTATTGGCTCTGGTGCAGTAGAGACTGCGATGGTAAATGCAAATGTTATTACTGGACAAACAGCTTTAACTTCTGGTTTTGATACTGCTAATGACCATTTATTAATTCACGATTCAGATGGTGGTTTAAAGAAAATTTCACTTGCAAATGTAACTTCTGCTACTGGTGGTATTTCAGATGTTGTATCTGATACTACTCCGCAGTTAGGTGGTGACTTAGATGTAAATGGTAATGCTATAGTTTCTGCATCAAACGGAAACATATCTATTACACCTAATGGTTCGGGCAAAGTTATTCTTGATGGATTATCACACCCAACTTCTGATGGTTCAGCAGGACAATTTTTAAAAACAGATGGTGCAGGTAATTTAGCTTTTGCTACAGTAACAACAGATTTATCTGGTGACTCAACTCCACAACTAGGAGGTAATTTAGATGTAAATGGAAACTCTATTGTTTCTGCTTCTAATGGTAATATTTCTATTACGCCTAATGGTTCTGGTAAAGTTATCTTAGATGGTCTTTCACATCCTACATCAGATGGTTCAAATGGACAAGTATTAACTACAGATGGTGCTGGTAATTTATCATTTACAAGTAAAACAGTAGATACTACTAACTTAGTAGATGATACTACACCTCAACTTGGTGGTGATTTAGATATAAACGGAAATGCAATTGTATCAACATCAAATGGTAATATTGCAATAACTCCAAATGGTTCTGGTAAAGTAATACTAGATGGTTTATCTCATCCTACTGCCGATGGTTCTAATGGTCAATTCTTAAAAACAGATGGCGGTGGTACATTATCTTTTGCTTCTGTAACTCAAGCAACAGGTAATGAATTAGAAAATCTTTCAGAAGATACAAGCCCACAACTAGGTGGTAACTTAGATGTTAATGGTAATGACATTGTATCTACATCAAATGCAAACATTGACATTTTACCAAATGGAAGTGGTGTAGTAAACCTTGATGGTAATGGAAGTTCTGGTGGTGTATCAGTATCAGATGGTTTAATAGATATTAGAACAGGCACAGGTAATGTAGCTAAAGTTAAATTTTATTGTGAATCTTCAAATGCTCACGCACAAACATTACAAGCAGCACCTCACTCAGCAGCTAGTAGTGCAGTATTAGTTTTACCTACAGCTTCTGGTACATTAGTTGGAACAGGTGATACTGGTAGTGTGTCAAACACTATGCTAGGTGGTAGTATTGCGGATAGTAAACTATCTACAATCTCAACTGCAAACAAAGTTTCACTTGCGGCTGTAGATATTGACGGAGCTACAGACATTGGAGCAGATTTAACTACATCAGATTTAATTGCAGTAGATGATGGTGCAGGTGGTACAAATAGAAAAGCAGCTCTATCAAGAGTTGTAACATTAGTAGAAAACAATGCGAGTTTTTCTAGTCAAGGGTTCGCAACAGCGATGGCAATCGCATTATAATTTAGGAGGAGAATAGATGGCTCAGAATTTTAGAAGATATACTGAAAACAATATCGGTACATCTGCTGTTGATTTCCCAAATGGTTCTAACTTTGATAGTTATGATACTGTAGTAGGAATACATCTAGCAAATATAACTGGAAGCACAGTTAATGTTGAAGTATACATTAACGATGGTTCTAACGATATTCATCTTGTAAAAGACGCACCCATCCCTAGTGGCGGAGCTTTGCAAATATTAGACGGGGGTGCTAAAATTGTAGTCCAGTCTGGTGATAGACTTTATGTTAAGTCTGACACAGCAAGTTCAGTAGACGCTTGGGTATCGGTTGTCGATGCAATAAGTACATAAGAGGAGAATAAATGGCATATATTGGGAATATACCCGCAGAAAAATTTACTAGCGTAGATATTCAAAATTTTACTGTTAGTGCAACTGCTAACTATACTTTGGATAGACCGGTAGCAAATGAAAACGAAATAGAATTATTTATTAATAATGTTCGTCAACATCCGGGTTCTGGAAAAGCATATACTGCATCTGGCACAGCTTTAACGCTGTCAGAAGCTACTGCTGGTTCAGATACAATGTATTGTGTTTATCAAGGCAAGGCAAGACAAACAGTTACTCCGGCAACTTCAAGTGTAACAAATGCTATGTTAGCTGGTAGTATTGATTTAACTTCTAAAGTTACAGGTGCTTTACCACAAGCTAATATTGCAGACCAAGCAATTAATGAAGCCAAGTTACAAATAAGTAATGCTCCAACAAACGGATATATGCTTACAGCACAATCTGGCAATACTGGTGGATTAACTTGGGCAGAAGCTGGTAGTGGTACTTTTGTTCAAACAGGAAGAACAGTTATATCTGGCGGTAATCCTGCCTCTGTTGATGTTAATAGTTGTTTTAGTTCTACTTATGATACCTACTTTATTGTGTTAGATAAAATAGAAGCTACTGTTGATAGTGCTACAATATTTTGTAGATTAAGAAATGATTCTGGCTCTGTTACTTCAAGTAATTATAGATACGCTAACAGATATTTTGATGACAGTGGAAATACTCAAAGTTATAATGCAACATCTGGTACTTATTATGAAATCACTAATAACTCAGACGATGCTACAAACACAGGTTTTTTACAAGGTCACATGTATGTACATAGACCTCATAGTAGCGGAGAATATACTAGAATGATATTAAATAATTCTTTTTATAACAGCACTTTGTCTGACATAAAAGTTGGCATTGGTACTTGTGCTTACGAAAATCCAGAAACACACACAGGAATTGGATTTAACATA